CAGGTCTTGACCAGTTAAGCCGGTTCCCTCGGTTGCCAATGCAATCGAAATATCGTCTAACGTGTTTGCCGTTCCAGTCTTCAAGTCTGACGCCAAGTCTTGACCAGTGATGAGAGAGCCTTCACCAGAAAGAGCTTTTGTAATATCGTCAAGTGTGTTTGCTGTACCAGTTCCTAAATCGGATGCCAGGTCTTGCCCAGACAAAACAGTATCTTGATTCAGAACATTGACAATGTCTTGTAGAGTGCTTCCGTTGATCGTATCCGCAGACAAATCTTGACCAGACAAAAGAGTGTCGCTTGTCGTTCCGATAGTGTCGCTAGTAGTCCCAATCGTGTCGCTTGTGGTTCCAATCGTATCAGTTCCAGTTACGATGTTATCCGCAAGCGTAGTAATAACGTCTTGCAGAGTGTTGCCAGTAATTGAATCAGCGGCTAAATCCTGACCTGAAACAAGAGTGTCTGTTCCAGTATTCACCAATGTCGTGATGACGTCCTGAAGCGTATTCCCAGTAATGGAATCCGCAGCTAGGTCTTGACCGGATACCAGAGTATCCATTGCGATGTTGTTCACCAGGTTGGTGATGACGTCTTGAACGGTGTTTCCGGTGATGTTGTCAGCGGCTAAGTCTTGACCAGATATTAAAGTTTCTTGTGTTGCAGGAAGGTCAAGAACCTGATTAACTTCAGACTCAAAGTCATTTACTGGTCTGACACTTTTTAACCCAGAGGTTAAAGCATCCTCTAAGTTCTGACCAGACAACAATCCCTGCACAGTTCCCGCAGCCACTTGTCCAGCCGCTTGCGATCCTGTTGCTTGAGAAACATCGCTAGAGACACCAAGCTGATTCACGCCCTCTGCGATTGCAATCGTTTTAGCAATGTCAGCAGCACTCGCGCCTTCGTCAATCGCGGTTGCTACGCTCAAAGCAGTACCAAGACCTGGGGCGATTGCGTTACCAACAACCGTTGCGATTGGTCCTAACTCTTTGATAATGTCGCCCAAAGAGCCAGCCAAGCCACCCAACACACTACCACTTTGTCCAGGCGTGTAAACAACCTGTTTCGTGTAGTCTTGAATCGGTGTGTATGTGCCTTTTGCTGGATCGGCTTGGATAACACCTTGGATCATCCCGCCAGCAACATCATTGGGCGTGGTGAATTGATAAACGCCAGGCTGAGAAGTTTCTCTCAACTCCAATCGACCGCGATTAGGGTCAGACGGATCAACGATGGCTAACTGACGAGACTCATTGCCGAACTCATCTGTTCCAAGTGAAATCTGCCTGATCTCGGCAGTTCCTTTTTGCATTGCATCAGAAACACGCGAAAACGCTTCTGATTGTCCTGCCCAGTTATTTCTAGCACCAAGACTGGCTAACTCTTGAGCAGAAAGATTGGGGTTGTTTGCCACCAACTCAGGGGTGACGTTTCCATAAATCTTCTGTGCGTCAGCCAACAAAGTCTGTCGGCGTTCAGTTTCTTTTTGCTCTGCTGCAATACGCTCTTGGTTGGCTGTTTGAATCGCTGCGTATTCTTGTGGTGTTTTTGCTTTTTCAGCAAAGAATATGTCACCAACAAAAGCAAATCCAGGGTCCTTGCCAACAGACGCTTTATTTAGTCCTTGAACGTCTGTTATGTCAACAACACCATCTCCATTAACGTCATATTTTGCATCATATGGGTTTCTACCCGCCTCAATTCTTGATGCCGCTATAACGTCACTTGATGTCGGTTTTGTAGCCATGATTAGCCTGGGATTTCAATGTTGGAGGTAATGCCTGCGCCAACTTTCATCGCTTTGAGTTGCGCTTCAGCCTCGAATTCCTGACGTTTCATCTCCATCTCAGCCATGAATTTCTGTTGCTGGAGTTGTAGGTCAGCAGCAGCTTTTTCCCTTGCCAACTGAATGTCTGCCTGTGCTTTCGCTTGCTGGACTTGAATGTCAGCTTGAGCCTTTGCCATCGCAGCCTGTGCCACCGGATCAACTTGAGGTTGTTGCGGTTGGGCAATCTGTTGTTCAATCTCTGGAGTGATCGGTTTATAGAACTCAGCAGAATCCTTAAATCCTGCGGCTTCAACCATCCGACCCAGAGTGTTTCGGTACTGACCCAAACTCACCAGAGGATTGTTCAGACCGTATTGCGCCAGCATCTGCTCTTGTTTCTGGAGAACCATCGACAGCATTGCCATTTGTTCCTGGCGATTTCCGGCTCCGAGTCCCACGTTAATGTCTACATCGTACTGATTCGACCATTCCCGAGGATCAAACGCCACATAATTGCCCCGTAAACGAATCACACGGGGTTTATCTTGGTACTTGCATAGTAGATGCAGGATTCCCTTGAAAAGAGATTTAACGCCCGTTTCAGCGAAGATTCGAGCGATCATTTCAATCTTACCTGCGGCAGATTGTTGCATCGAGGCAACCGCAGCGGCAGTCACGTTCTGAAGGATAGAAGGATCAAGACCTTGAGAGGCGTCCGTCACTCCGGTGCGTTTCTGTTGGACTTGATCCAGATATTGAAGCATCGGAAACGAGCCAGCAGCCATGTTCTGAATTGCCAACTGTTGGACAGCACCAGGAGACTTGACTCGAATCACGCCACCTGCCGTTGAGGTCAAGAGATCATCAAGATTGACTTGACCATCCACTGCAACCACTCGGTTGTTGTTGGTCAGATACATATTGTCCAGCATCTGACGGGTGATCGTTGTCTTGATGAGCTGAAGATCAACAGTCCGATCCGCGAGAGAGTTACCAAAGAACTTATGCGGAATCGGAATCGGACACAGAGAATGGAACGGGATATAGTCGCTGTCTTCTTCGCTCAGAATCTCGCTTCCGGCGTAGAAAACTTGTTTGAGTTGGGCAATGCCTCGCTTCGTACCCTTGCGGATATAGCACTCAAAAACCTCGATAGTCTGCATCCAGGTATCCAAGGATGCCATGTCATCAGGAATCTCACCGTTGTCAAATCGAGCCAGTCGCTCAGGTGTGTAGGTCAGAGAATCAGACGCAGGCAGACCCTCTACGATCTTCTTGGAGAACCCCATCGCCACAAGGTCAGAGCGAGTCATCAATCGGCGATGTGCGACAAACGGAGAGTCTTGAATGTTCTTTGCTCGTTTCGAGATCAAGAATTCCTCGGGAGGAATGTTCTCGACAACAACCTTGCCTGTCTTTGATTTTTTCTGTACGGTAACAGCATAGATTGAATAGGTCGCAGGCATCCCATCCGGTCCGATGGGTTGAAGTCCATCAGGTCCAACGATCGGGAAAGTCTGAATATCCTGTTCAACAATCTCCATTGACTCATCAGCCATCAGCATAGCCAACTCGTCTTCTGTGAGGTTCTGATACTTCTCTCGCGTAATATCCTCAGACTCGTCCCAATACGCTTTAACCACTCCGACCTTTTGTAGGAGAGCGTCTTTAAACCAGTCGTGAAGAATCAGGGTTCCTTCGTTGTCACGTTGAAGAACCCAGTTACAGTAATCAGTAGCTTGTTTGGCAGCTTGTTCGTCTTGAGGACCGCGAGGATCAAACCTTACGACCTCATCAGAGCCTGTGAAAATGCGAACAAGAGATGGCAGAGCACCATCAATGGCTTCAGCGACCTCGCCGGTAACGATCTGGCTTTTGCCTTCAATCTCCGTGCCGTATGGCTTGCGGAGATAAGCCCGCATAGCATCCTCGCGCTGGATCGTTGTTTCGGTTTCTAAGTATCCAAGAGCGTTGTCAATCTCGGATTCAATTATCGCTTTCAGTTCTTGGCTCATTTGTGCCTTTCGGTGGCCTGCCCATCTTGGGCTTTTGTTCCGATTGTAATGCCTTTACCATATTTTCAAGCATTTCAATGCGTTGTTCGAGTGCGTCAACACGCTTGGAGGGAACCATATCCCCTTGTTTAAGTAAATACATCAGACGATCCATTTCGGAGGTTTGTTAATAGAAGAACCCCACTTTGAGCTTTCATCAAGCCCGATAGCAAGGTAGCGGAAAGCGTCAGACCCATGACTTGACCAATCATGTAAAGGTCGGTCATAGAACACTTTTCTTTTTTCGTCATACTCACGGCGATAATTTCTCAGGCAATCAAGCCCAACCTTAACAGAAGGCACGTTAAACCAACATCTTGGAAGCAACCTTCTCACGGCTTGAATACCATCATCAACGCTCATTTTCTGAGCAATCTTTATGTTTAGTCCTGCTTCCTGCAAAACCTCTAGTCGGCTTCTGCCTGAACCCAACTCCCTTACCTGGACGTCATGCGGCAAGATATGCTCTGCTGATGCCCATCCGTTATCTCTTAGCCAAGTAACGTACTTATCCAGTCCGACACCGTTGTTTTCGTAATAATCAAGCAGTCGAACCTCTGGACCTGCTATCTGAGCTACCCAGATAGCCGTAGAGTCACCCATTCCCAAGTCCCATGCCGTGATTGTTCGACAAAGATCATCCCTTGGGATTTCCTGAATGTGGTTCTTTGCTTCCAGGTCGTTAAGTATCTGACCATAGTAAGAACCTTCTACGGCAGCGTTAAACGAGCACTCAAACTCCTGAAGATACTTGTCCTCACCCATTTCGGACTTGGCAGCGTCTAATTCAGTCTGAGCGATCACACCTGTCTGGCTTGCTTTAAATTCAAGCAAACCCCATCCATCCTCTGTTTCAGCCCTGTCTCGCAGGTCTTTAAAGTGGTTGTGCCCTTTCGGAGTCCCGATAAAAAGACACCAACCCAAACGGTCAGCTAATGAGGGACGAATGATGTCAGTCCAAATCTTTGGGTTTTGGTCGCCAATCTCATCAAGAATCACGCCATCAAAGTATTGACCACGCAAAGCCTCTGGATTGTCTGATCCGTAAAGTTGGATTCTTCTTCCCCAAAAATCTACTCTCAACTCAGAGATGTTTTGGGTTCCTCCAAGTGGAGCAGAATACTTTACGAGATAGTCCCATGCAACTCGTTTGGCTTGTCCATAAGTAGGAGCGATATAGGCGTACCTGGGAGCCTCTTTTTGGTTTAAGACCGCATCCTTGATGATGTGGTTTATCGCAGAAACAGTTTTGCCCATCCTGCGATGAGCAACCACGACCGTGAATCGCTTGTTATCAATTAGGTCGTGAATCTGCTCTTGCTGTTCTCTGGGCGTATACGGGATGATTATTTCGCCCATGAAACTTTCAGTTCAATGGGTTTATCAGAGTCGCCAATGTGCTCTGTACGCGCCAACTTGGGAATGTGATACTCAATCGCCCTGAGATAAAGATCAGCAGCCTTACCTGGGTCTGGTCTGTTCCCACCCACTCCAGCAGCTACATCGTCTAGCCACTGCTGAAGTTTGTGAGCGTTTCCATCTGCAAAAGCAGCAATAGCGTCCCTAACCATTCCAGAAGACTTGTTCTGAGAACCCTTTGGTCTTCCTCGACCTCGGTTAGTTAAGTTTGCGGGATTTCCGCCTTCTACTTTATTCATTTCTTACCAATTCCTTACGGCTCGTTGGCGTGGTTAAGTTAATTTATTCTAGCAGACCTAGTGGTTGGTTGTTTCTTTCAAGGATTTTTAGCAGGTCTTCGTTTCCAGGGAATACGACAAAGTTTGAAGTCTGGGGGAATGTCTTAACACCAAAACCTTCTATTGTTTTTTCTGTGATGTAGTCATCTAATTGCTGTTTAGTTGCAAAAGAGACTACATCTCCATAAGGCTCACCCTTATAGGTTGTTTGAGCTTTGAAGTTTCCTCTACTACCTTCATCTAAGTAACGAATACCAGGAATACCAGCTTGGCGCAATGCTTCAGATGTTTTTACGCCGCCACCCATTCCTTGACCAAGTTGGTTATATAAGTCTCTGCCAGTACCATTTAATGTGTTTTCTAGCCAATTTTTAGTAAAACCTTCTTGAGTTCCACCTTTTTGAAGATTGCCAATTATTTCACCCGAGGCATTTACAAAAGCATGATTGCCATTTTCTAATCTTGTATATTGAAGACCCAAAGACTCAGGAGTAATGTTTTTTACTAAATCTTTTTGTTCACTCAAAGGCTTGTCCCAATCGAGCATCTTTGCAATTTTCTCGTCAGGTAGGTCAATTTTATAAAAAGCACCAGTGTTCTGCTCAATGCCACCAGATTTTTTTAGTGCTTGTAATTTGGCTAAGTCTCTAGCGGCTTTTGCCGCAGTCTCTGGATAATCAGGGTCTGGAGTGCCATATTTTTTTGCAGTCTCTATGGCTTCATCTAATTTACCTTTACGCAAAGCGGCTCTTACATTTAAATGCTCTAATTGTGATGGATCAAAATATCCATCTTTTGTAATGAACATATCTTTAGATGTTGCTGACTGATACCCTTTTGCTACATCTGGGCTTTCAGCGACATAGTGCCCATACCCATAAGCCTGCGCCCCTTCGCCAGAACCGATCTTTGTAGGATCAAACTTCTTAAAAGGATATGGACTACCATGAAAGACAGTTATTCCAGCAGGGTTGTATGCCTCTGAAAGCAATCCACCCAACTGCTGAGAGGCAGGACCATAAGCAACACCTTCTCTTGCGGCAGCGGCTGTCATCTGGTTTAAGACTCGCGCACGATCATTCATGTTGCCAAGAATCTGCTGTGCGCTTTCCAATGGATTGCCAAGCAAATCAGTCAGTTTGCGTTTTGCTACGTTTCCAGCACTGAAAATTTCACTTAGCAGTCCAGCCATGATCTCACCACTTAACTTTTGACGCCCACCAAGCCGCACTCATCTTGCCCTTGGCAATATTCTCGGCATGACGAGCCTTAAACGCTTCGTTACGCTTCGTCCCGTCTGGGCTACCCTTAACTCCCTGTTGTCCGAAACGGATCAATTTAACCTCGTCACCAGACTTGGCTAAAACAGCATGGCTTTTCGTTGGGTGATTCGGAGTCTTCTTCGGTTTGTTATACCCTGAAAACTCCTCTGAGCCTCGTTTTATCATGCTCACCTCGGGATAAAGACGTTATCTGAGATCACTCTTTCAGCGAAATAATAACCCCAGTCTTGGATCATTATAGCAATTTCAGCGTCTGTCATGCCGTTTTTTCCGAGTCGCTTCTGCTCGATGATGATGACAGGTTTACATCTCTGGATTGTCTGAAAAGCACCCTTCAAAGCGTTTTCCTCAAAACCCTCAACGTCTAATTGGATGAGATCGCAGTCAATGTTAAGCGAGTCAATCGTAACCATCGGGATACCAGACTCAGATTCCTCAATCTGCATTGCGCCCCAGTTCTCAGCTTCTCCATCCACCGACTTACAGTAACCCATCGTGTCGCTTAGTCCGGCTTTCGTCATGTTGACGTTTGGCTCGTTTACGTTTCTCAGTAAACATTCCCAATTCAGATCGTTTGGCTCGAACGTATAAACCTTGTTAAACAGGCTTGAGTACGCTTTTATCCACACTCCACAGTTAGCCCCTGCCTGGATGATCGTTCCGCGCTCTGGAACCCATTTAAGCAGTTCTGGCAGGGCTTGAATCTCCCTCGGAATCCACTTCCAAGCCTCTTTATCGTGCTTCGGCCACCACCACCCATCTCTGAGTTCAATCAATTCCGTCATATCCACGGGTTGACCCCCAGAATTGTGTAGCGAAACAGTGTCCATTGCCTTTGTAAATCTTTCCTGAGAAGTGATGTTTTGTAAAGTAATGTGTCGGATAAACAGTTAAGTCATAACCCGTTTCTTTGAAAACCTCCGTGATGTGAGCAGGTCCGGTTGTCTCCCAGGCTCGCTTGTCAATCACCGATGCTTTCTTTTGGAGTCGGTTAATACACTCTCCAAAGAACGGATTTCCTTTTTCCGATCCCATGACCGACACGTTAATCAACCCAGGACGCATGATTTCCTGTTCCCAATGGGCAAATGCTGCGGGTTTGAGCAACCAATCTTCTAAGGGACTGAGACAGACAGAATCAGCGTCTAGCGTGATTCCTCCCTCGTTGTAGAGGATTTCATATCTCATCATGTCAGCGACCCCACAAAGTTCGTGGGCTAACATCGACTGCATGTGCTTGGCATTGAACCAAGGTTGTTTTAGTTCTTCATTGCCCCAGATTTTTATCTCATAGTCTGGGTTCAATTCTCTCCATGTCCCGATACATTTATCAGG